TGTTGTGGGACATTACCAAAGAATGCGAACAGAACTTGGACAGATATGAGGGAGTTCCAAGACTATACCGCAAGGTCAAACTCTACAAAGACAAGACAGAATATTTAACATACTTGATGAACTCAACATCCTTTGCTCTGCCACCTCAACCATACTATGAGGGTATTGAAGATGGATACAGACATTTCTTCAAAAAAGATTTCTCAAAAGCAAAAGTCTTTCTTGAGGATGCACTTGGATACACTGAACATTCAAAACCAATGGGATTTGGTGGTCACTATCCATTGCGATTTAAAGGAAAACCCATCAAGTATTCCCATTAGATTTTTGGAGAAGCAGTTGATTTTTTGTCTGCCATGATTTCGAATATTCTGTGTTGGCAAATAATTTGCTAAAACCAGTAATATGTTTAAGTCTGACAATTTCATCTGCTTCCATTCCAAGATGATTACATATCATTGCATCATCCCATCCATTTTCTAACATCTCAAAAACCATGTTGGACATCCCCTTAATAGAATGAGATCCTCTTGCCCTGTTATGTCTGACAGTTGATGCCATTCTTTCATTCATAGTTTTGTCTAGAATAACAATGGGAAGTTTGCCTTCTGTAGACTCAAGGATATCCTTGTTTTTCTTTGCTACAAAGTATCTATGAAATCCATCAATGATAATGTATTTATCAATCTGCTCATCATATATTGTGACAATTGGTTGTGTATATCCATCCTCTCTGATGCTAACATACAAAAGCTTCATCTCTGTGGATGCTACAGAATTTGGATTGTAATTGTTTGCTTGTATCTGCTCAATAGGTATCCAGAGAACTTGATTGATTGGATGGTCTTTAGCTGACATAATATCCCTCGTCTGGTATATATTTTCCGTATGCTCTTGGTTGTTTCAAGTGAGTTTTCAATCCTCTCTTGTACTCAATGTATCTGATAACAAATGGATTGGATGTCCATGTGTCAATCTTTGTGAAGTCAATATCATTTGCTAAAACTGTGTTGCATTGTCTTTTGTACATATCGTCTTTAAGAAGCATGTCATCAAAATCAATGTCCATCTTTGCAAACTTCTTTCTAAATTTTTCTTTGTGATCTTCATATACTGTCAAGTTATCAATCAAATAATTTCTGTATTCTATCCAGTCATTGAACATTGGTGGTAACTCCTTGATTTGAAACATATCACTTTTTTTCAAATGCTTTGTCTGATTTATACCTTTCAATCTCATAACAAGCTTATCCCAAGTATCCCCCTCCAGTTCATGTAGGTAAAAAAGAGAATGCGTTGCTGTTTCATGATGAAGATTGGAAACACGCATTTGTTTTAGTGGGATTCCTTTTCTATAATATTCATCATAGATTTTACAATAACTCCACCCATTATCATGTATTGCTTTCCATACATCTTGAATTGACCAATCATAAATTGGATAAAAGTTATATTGATCTTTATGTTTTTTTGCTCCCCAAGTTATGTGCTTGTAAGTTACGCCACTGCCTAAACCAGTTAAGCGCGAAGGACTTTCTTCTGCTCGCATGCCAACGATAAAGCATGCTTTCTGTTTTGGAAAATAGTAGCGTAAAATATTTGCCCACAAGGGATGAAATCTTTCTGTTCCATAATGGTTTTCTTTAATTGCTATATCTTCCTTTTCTCTCATCCAATCTTTTCCCTCATCCCAACATCTAAGAAAAGGCTCCCCAATAGATGTAGCATTCTTCAATAATATGGGACATTGAATCCAGTATGGTTCTACCTCTGGATCATTCATTATCTCTCTGACATGATCCACGACCAACTGCCATTCAGCTTCTTGATCAAGAAATAATACTTTTAAGGGCAATTTATTTTTTTCTCTGGCAACAATTTTACAGAGATTATAAACAATGGTGCTATCTTTCCCACCTGATATACAAACAATAATATTTTCAAATTCATCAAAAAGATAACGTGTCCTGTCAAGTGAGGCATCAAAAACATTTTGTTCCAAATAAATCTTCATTATTCAATTACAAAATCTTTTTCTCTTGAATAGTTCAGACATTTCTCAATTGCTTCTTTTGGATCATGTGGTTTATGAAAATCAATTGAAACTGCTATATTCCAAGTGGCTCTCATGTTTGCTGTGTAAACTTGATGGGGACTATGAGTATCAAGGATATAAAATAAACCTCTTTTCATCTCCAGTGGTTCATTGGATAAACCCTTTACAAATATTCCATCATCAACTCTGAACTTCAAATGGTGTGAGTACCTTGGATATTTTGGATCAATATGAAGTGGTTGAACTCTTCTTTTCTGAAACTGCATTCCAATCCAATGTGGATCATCTTCAAGCTTTCCTTGTGTTCTTCCCCAAGTCATCAGATTAATTGTTGGTTTCTTGAACACTTTGTATAAATCTTCTTCCTCTGGATAAAATTCCTCTGAAAAATCAAGATATTCATGATATACGACTGGATTTTCAACCATGCTATCTCTTAAAGGTGTTTCTCTTTTCCAATCCATTTATTTCTCCTTAAATGTAAAACTTTGTCTTTTGCTTGATCTTCTTGGATCTATCAATGATTTTGTGACTCTATGTTGAACCAAAGATGGACAGTGTAACCAATATTTTTCTTTTCTTTTTTGCATCCACCTTCGCATCATGAGATCTTTTGCTGACGTTGGTCTGTTACCATCAAAATTTATTTCTGTCCAATATCCATTATAAAAATTAATAATTTGTGATCCATAACCAGTTGGAAGATAAAAACATTGGTTCATTGTAAATGTATTGTCCCATCTACTACCAACGTCAATATCTGCTTTTCTCATTGAAAAGAATTGAATAATTTTATTTGGGAAATTAGAAATGACCTCTGATGCTTTTTGTTGGAAATTTTCTGTCAACAAAATATCATCTTCCAGAAATATTGTTGGCTTATCTTGACTGATTCTGATGCCTTTGAAAAAAGTTGCCATTGCGCTTCTCTCTTCATCAAAACATACAATTGAATCTGGCAAAATATTTTTTAGATAATCAACATAAGCTTGTCTTTCTTTCATTGCTAAAATGATAATCTGCATCTAGTTATTACCACTTATCTCAAATGATCTCATGCAATGAGGACAAATGACTTCTTGAGTGTGTATCTCATTTCTTGCAAGTTGATTTTGTTTTTGTTCTGCTTCATAAATGTCATCTTGCGATACTTCAAAATTTGTCATTGATGGCATATTTGAAGGTTGAAAGTTTGACAACATGGAATCATCAAAACCAGTCAAATCTATATCAAATCCACCATCAGCAAGTTGTTTCAACTCTGAGTGTAAAAGACCCATATCCCATGTGGAGTTTTCTGATATTCTATTATCTGCAATCACAAATGCTCTTTTTTGTTCTTGAGTCCATCCCTTTGCCATCAGTGTTGGTACTTTTAATATTCCCAAGTTGGATGCCGCAGAATATCTTGCGTGTCCTGCTATGATCGTAAAATCCTCATCAATCAATATAGGCATTGTCCATCCCCATTCAGTGATAGCATTTTCTATCTGTTTTATTTGTTGGTCTGAATGAACTCTTGAATTATTTTCAAAAGGTTTGAGTTTGGATAGTTCTACAGTTTCAAAATTTTCAGTTGCCCAGTTTTCCATGATTCACCTATATCTCCTCATTTTTTTCAATGTAGATATGTTTTGATAAATCATAATGAAACTTTCTGACTCCAATAGTTCCATAAAGTCCCTGCTCTCTGATCTTTCGTGTAATGACGTTTGTTTCATTTTGTTCAAAATCCCTATGGATTACCAGACCTACATCTGCCATGTTATTCCAGTGTGCCGCACCTGATACGTCATATAGAGATGGAGCAGGAATAACTCCATCTATTCTACTCATTTTGTGTGGATGTGCAACCATCCATATTACCACCTCATGAGATCTGCAAAATTGTTTACAAGCAGATATTAAATTTCTAATGTGGATATCTTCTCTCAATGAGTTGTCATCTGCTATCTCATTGTAAGGATCAATAATAATTCCTTTCACACCATTTCTTATACAAGCAGATCGCATTTTTTTAAGAATCCAATCAATGTCTGGAATATCATCTGTATTCTCTACAAAGAAAAATTTATGATCTAAAAAGTTGAGTGCTTCTGTCAGTTCGTCTTTTGTCATTCGTTCATTTATTCCATGATCAAAAGGTTTCTCAACATACTTCTCTGCTAATCTTCTAATGTGCATTGGTGTTGAATGTTCTGGAGAAAAGATTGCAAAGTTCCATCCTTCTCTTTTTGCAAGATTCATTGCAAGTTGATCAATAAAATTAGATTTACCATGATTAGGAACACCAGTGACAAGATTAAATGTTCCTGTCATTACCTTGTAGATTTCATCTAGCATTGGAAAACCAGTTGATATTGGTTGTTTTACATTTCCATCATAGATGTT